TTGATGTAAGATTAGTTAGTGATACTCGTACAGGAATCAGGCTTCATAAAGGATTTAGAGATGTCGCTGTAAATATAATGCAAATTATTGATACTTCAATGACGACAAGAGGAATTACTCAAGGACAGACACGTACATATCCTCTTGAACATACTGTACACGTTACAGGTCACAGTTTAGGTGGAGCTGTTGCACAAATAATAGGAATGTGGCTCCACAAGAGAGGTAAGAATGTACAAATTTACTCTTACGGATCACCAAAAGTTTCTGATCAAGTTTTGTCTGGTGGACAACCCACTCATTGGCGTGTGGTTCGTCTTAGTGATCCTATTCCTTTTACTCCTCCTTGGCCTTACAGTCATACAGGACTTTTTATAGATAGTCAAGATTTGGATTGGGGTGCAGATAATGATAATGGTTTGATTTCTAAAACAGATGGGTTAGATCATGCTATAGCAAAATATGTAGAAACATTGAAGGCACATGCAAATTAGAAGGTCATATTTTGATGAAGAGCGATGTTTTGATATAATTACACAGCATGTTAGGGGTGTGGTGCCATCAGTCATAGCTAATAGTGTTTTTGATCCAGAATATAGAAATTCATCCTCTGTTTTTTTATATGGTGATGAATTGAAAGAAGATTTTAAAAACATTACTAATAAAGAATATAAAAATTATGAATTGGGTATACAATTTGCAGAATATAATGCAGGACAATTTTATAAATGGCATGATGACCACAATCGAGTACAGTCTCATTCATTGGTATTAAATGATGATTTTGAAGGGGGCGATTTCGTAATTAGAAATGATGAAGAGGGATGGAAGAAGACATTTAAATTAGGAACAGGAGATGTTATCTCTTTTGATTCTAGTCTATTACATAAAGTAGCAAAGGTAACTAAGGGAGTTCGATACGCATTAGTTTGTTGGGTATTAGATGGAAAGAAGAATCTCTCAAAAAACTTTCTAGAACAAACGACGATGGTATGATATCATTTACAGAAAAAGCTGTTAACAAAATAGTTGGTATTATGAAAGACCAAAAAGTGCATGGTGAAACAGTAGTGCGGGTTGGAGTTAAAGGTGGTGGTTGTTCTGGATTTACTTATACAGTAGACTTTGATACCAGAAAAGGAAAGTTTGATTTGGAGTTTGAGTCATTTGGTTTAGGAATTTTATGTGATAAAAAGAGTCATTTATATATCAAAGATACTATAATTGATTGGTCAGATGATTTAAATGATAGAGGATTAAAATTCAACAATCCATCAGCCAAAGGTTCATGTGGCTGTAGGACATCATTCATGTATGAACATGAGGAGACACAAAATGATACAAAACCAACTTGGATGTGAATTAAAAATAACAGAGAAAGCTGCAACTGTTTATAAAGATATGGTAACTGAAATGAAGAAAGATCCTGCGACATCTTATTTAAGAGTAGGAGCAAATTCCGGTGGATGTTCTGGCTGGAAATATAGTTTAGACTTTGAAGATGGAATTGAAGACGGAGATTTAGTTTTTACAGAAAATGGTGTTAATTTAGTAGTAGATGAATATATACTTAATGATATAATTGGTGATGTAGAAGTAGATTATAAAGTGGGAAATTTAGTAGAACAAGGGTTTATATTTAAAAGACTCAAATATGAGCATGTCTGTGGGTGTGGAGAAAGTTTCACGCCTGTAAAGGATATCCCTGCAGATGGTAAACAGCACTTAGGGTGGAAATGAGGCGAATACCGTGACCCATCATTCACATGAAGATCATCTATCAGAATGGCAAGAATTGGAACAAGAGCGTGACTATTATAAAAACAAAAGTGAAGAGTTAGAAAAGGAATTAAAAAGAATTAATGATATATATTTTAGAGATGCGGAGTCTTAGATGGAACTACAAGAACTTAAATCAGCTAAGAGGATGTTAAAAAAAGCTCTGGAATATCAAGAAACATATAGTGAGCGTGTAGAAATAAGGAAAGATATCAGAGAAATAGAAACAAGAATTAAGGAGGTAGAACAACAAAATGCCACAACACAAACACTTACTTATTCGAGCAGAGGTGAATGATCCGATAACATCGGAAAAAGAATGTAAAAGGTGGCTTCGGAATTTAATAAAAGTAATAGAAATGAAAATTATTAAAGGACCTTATGCATCTTATGTTTCTAAGGAAGGGAATCGTGGAGTAACGGGAGTGGTGATGATTGAAACAAGTCATGCCGCTATCCATGTTTGGGATGAAGTAACTCCAGCATTAATTCAATTTGATGTATATTCTTGTGCGGATTTTTTAATACAAGATGTATTATTTCAATTTAAAGAGATGAAGCCATCTAAAATAGAATGGAAGTTTTTGGACAGGTCAGAAGACCTTAAAGTAGTTAACACTAATATTTTACAAAGTGGTCGGGGCGGATACACCGAAGACATACACACTGATAACATATAAAGGTAATATAATGTTAGATATAATGCAAATTAAAAATATGTCAACTGATGAAATGAGAAATTTATTGAATAAGTTGACAAAAGAAATCAAATTTAGGGAAGAGGTCGGCGAAGAGATGAGACACAAAAGCTGTATTCCTATGTTTGAAGATTATGATGAACCAGTAGTATCAATATGAAAAAGAAAGTCGGAAAACGTAAAGGTAAGGGATGGCGTAAGCGTTCGCCTAGATGTACGTTATGTACCACTTATAGATGGCTTGGAAACACTAAGGAACGTAAGCGACACTCCTATTATCGTCAAATGGGAGACAAAGATGAAGGGAAAACTTTTTGAACATTGGTTGCGAATCGAATATATTATTCCCTTAATTATAGTTGAATTAGTAGCGATTTATTTTTTAATATGGAATTAAAAGAACTCAGACATGCTATGGAAACCCAGTTCCGTTATAAATTCTATAACTCAACTGAATTTCCATTTTTACCAAGCATGGGAATTAGACATATTATGCAAGCATTTGAAGCACCCAATAAGGAAATTGGTTACATAGGACTGTTACATTTATGGTGGGTGAATGAGGATTCAGGAATTGAGTATGATAATCCTAGATATTTTGTTAAGGGAACTTGGAATGGTGAGTGGTTAGATACTCCAGAGGAAGGATTAAAACTCGCCATTAAATTACAAGCAGAACAGTCAAAAGTATATGATGAAAATAAATTGTGGGAAGTTCATATAAGAAATAATGAAGAAATTAAAAGAAAAATGATGAATATAAAAGAGGGTGATGAAGAGAAAGAACTTGACAATGAAGAAAAAATCGTGTATAATTAAGGGTATGTTGGGTAAATGACAGTTTGTGGGCAGACGGAGGTAGACCGTATCTGTGGGTACAAATGCTCTACTCTGGAGAAATTTAAGGTGTTATGTGGGGAGCCGCCGGTATACGCCACAGGACGAAGCATAACTTAGGGGATGACGTGTCACTCGGTGATACCTCTCATTCGCACATCCAGAGCTCTACCCAACTTTACCCAACTTTACCCAACTTTACCCAACTTTAATAAAATATATATATAAAGGGAAAATAATATGTCACTATATTCTAAATTTTGTGCGTGGTTATCAGGTTGGCCGGAAGCTTCACATTCGAACGCAAGTCATGGTAGATCTAATCACGATGAAGATATGATGTTTGCTGAAGAAGAAGCGAAGATAAGAGAAAATAATAAGAACATAGGGAAGAAACCTAAAGGATTGAAACCCAAAAAGAAAAAGAAAAGAGCAAAATGAGTTTTAGAGAAATATGGAATGGACCGAGTTTCTTGGAAAGAGGAGATGCGGCTCGCAGAATGAAACAGCGAGATGAGGCAGGAAGAAAGACGTTAGAGAAAAATAAGAAACATCTTGTCCACGAACATTTCCGCAAAGATTGGGACGTAGATTTATGGGATTGATTGGGGCTCAATAAATAAAAAGACCGGAGTTGACGAACTGTGATCAAGTTCCTTAACACATCCGGAGGTTCTATTTGACCACTTGAGCCCCATTTAAAAAAGATATATTAATATTAGGATTTGATTATGAGTAATAGAGCACAACGAAGACATCAAGAAAGAATACAAAAAAAACAACAAAAGTCTCCTGAATTTCTCTCAGCAGGAGGAGTTGATAACCCAAATCCTGACATTGAATATAGAGAATTTATAGGAATTTATGACAATAGTGTGCCTCCAAGCGTGTGTGAGACATTCGTAAGAGGTTACGATGAAGCGGTAGAGAAAAGAACAATAATAGATCCTAACCCGCACGGCCCTCTGGATAAAAAAGATGACGCCCATTATATCTGGCCATTATCATCTACTATATATCCCCAGCCTCCCGTTCAAGAATATTTTGAATGTTTAAAGAATTGTTTTCAACACTATATGGAAAGATATTCTTTTGACTTTTATGGACCCATTTTCAATGATGTTTTTAAGATTCACAAGGTTCAAGAAACAGAGGGATATCACATGTGGCATTATGAAAATAATAAAGCAGAACAGATGGATAGGATTTTAGTATATATGACATATCTTCAAGTTCCGGAGGAAGGTGGTGAAACAGAATTTCTTCATCAATCAATGCGTATAAATCCAATAGTGGGAAGAACACTAATATGGCCAGCATACTTTACACACATGCACAGAGGTAACGCTCCATTGAAGGGTGAAAAAATGTATGTAACGGGGTGGTTCTCCGGAGGAAGAATGTTAAATGACGTTCCAGGAAAATAATAAAAAGGATAACATGCTAGTTGAAGTAAACGGTAAACAAATCGAGGTAAATATGACAGAAGATGAAGAGAAAGGACAAAAACCACAGAGTGTGGAAAATCCAGATACAGAATTATTTCAAAGAGGCATGAACATATTCATGGGCGAAGTGAATATGGAATCAGTAAAGCAAATAATTAATTGGATCATCTCTGCGAACTTTGCTAAAGAAAAACAACACAAAGAGTTGACTTTAGGCATTTGTTCTCCTGGTGGAGATTTAAATGCGTGTTTTGCTCTTTTAGATGTTATGATGGGATCTAAAATTCCAATACGCACAATTGGAATGGGTATGATTGCATCGTGTGGTCTTTTGATGTTCATTACTGGAACTAAAGGAAGAAGAGTTCTTACACCAAATACGTCGATTTTATCTCATCAATATACATGGGGATCATTTGGAAAAGAACATGAGTTGTTTGCGACAGTAAAGGAATTTGATTTAACTACAAGCCGGTTGTTGAATCATTACAGAAAATGTACTGGATTGTCTGAAAAGGTGATTCGAGAACAATTGCTTCCGCCACATGATGTTTGGTTGGATTCAAAACAAGCTAAGAAATTGGGACTATGTGATGTAGTACAAGAAATGAAAATGACATGACCCATTTCAAAGCTAGATCATATAGAGAATGGAAAAAGAATAGCGGACTTACATCGAATGAACTCGCATATGTCGATGAATGGACCCCAGTTAAACATGATTCTGTTCAATTAGAATTCGATTTTTCAGAATCAGACGAATCAAATGAACATTCAAAATGGAAACAGATATCAAAATAGCTCCCATTCCCGAGGGATTATCTGAAGAAGATTTAAAGATGTTGTTAGATCCATTAGGATATGACCCCATAATAGACATAGATGAGATTCATCATAGGAACAGACGCAAGACTGATGATCCTTACATCAAAGCTACTAGTAATAAAATAGCTCACCATTTTCCAAAAATTGATAATGCAGAAAGAAGATAAAGAAGTAAGAGCATGACAGGAGTTACATCAGCAGAGTTTCTTGCAATACTTCCAAAAAAAGATAAAGAAGATCATGAAAATGATATGATAGAGATGAAAAAAATAACTAAAAAATTAAAAGGGGTTGATCTTAATCCTAAAATGGATATAGAAGAAGCCCAAAAAGCAGTTAAAGTTATAGAAGACAATTTAAAAAAGAAACGAATAATGTTGTTAAGTGAATTAGATGAAGAGGAGGATGAATGACTTCTTTCGGTAAATATTTCGATGATCAACGTGATAAGATTGTCAAGGATATGCAGAACAAGAATAAGCAACAAAACGTTGAGTGGATGGAAAGATATGAAAAGAGAAAGAAAATGGCTAAAGAAATGTTAGAGGAGGAAGAGGAGGACCACAATGCATAAATACAACTTTGAAAATGCCACAGAGAAGGAACAGGCAGACAAAGAATTCGGATACATCACTATACCAGAATGTGATGGTCAAGTCAAACACCCTGAACACCTACAGCAACATGAGATGTTACAAGTTCTCCAGAGACATGCATTAAATGAAGAGTGGGGAACAGTCAAGCGTATAATCAAGACCCTACCAGAACATCAAAAAAAGGATACAATCAATATGTTAAGAAAGACTAATAACGATCCTTTGATTGGAAAGAAATTCCCTGATGAAGCATGGTTTTTCCAAAATAATAAATTAAATGGAATAACGTGAAGTGGATACTCATTATAGCGATAGCACTAAGTTTGAGTGGATGTGCAAAAGACGCAACAGCTGAAGACTCGCCCACAACCACGTCTGCTGAAG